GAAATCGGGCTTTTTTTTGTAAGTATATCTAACGTTGAAGTACTGTTAAGTACTTGAGGTAATGTCAGTTTATAAAATTATTAGATATGAAACAAATCAAACCTTCACAGTCATACATCGATCGTGATCGCGCTGGCCAACTTTTAAAGAAGTGGGCACCATTGCTCAATCACTCCGATGACAATACTCCAGAAATCGTAAACGAACACACTCGTTTGAACACAGCTATCCTTCTTGAAAATCAAGAGAAGTGGTGCTTTGAAGCAGCTAACGTCGCAGGTAATGCAGGCGTATTCGGCACACTTCAAGGTGCTCCTGGTCAAGGTGGCTTACAGTCAAGCGATTTCTATGCATCCCAAGATGCTCGTTTACCAAAGATCCTCATTCCGATGATCCGCCGTACCTTCCCAGAATTGATCACAAACGAAATCGTTGGTGTTCAACCTATGAGCGGTCCTGTTGGTCTAGCTTTTGCACTACGTTATAAATACGATGCAGATCCACTCGGAAATACACAAGTTGACAACGGTGGCGGCTACAGCCAAGCTTCCCAAGGTCAACAAGGATGGACAGCTGCTTCAAACAACCCTCCAGGTAATGAAGTAGGTTGGAACTACCTCAATACTCGCTTCACGGGTATTTCTTCAACGTTCCTTTCCGGTAACGCTGACTTCAACATCCTCCCAACAGATAACGGTATTGCTCAATTCTTAAGCAATTTTGAATTAACAAGCAATATTCCTCAGATGGTCGTTTCGTTCGAAAAGACCGCTGTTGAAGCTGGTACACGTCGTCTAGCTGCTCGTTGGTCAGTTGAACTTGAGCAAGATCTCAAGAACATGAACGGTATCGATATCGACAATGAATTAACGAACGCTATGTCGTACGAAATTCAAGCTGAAATCGACCGTGAAATGGTAATCCGTATGTGCCAAGTTGCTCTTAACGCAGGCGCAGGTCAAGGTTACTCATTCTGGAACGCAGCTTCAGCTGATGGTCGTTGGTTAGGTGAACGTAACCGTGACTTCTTTGCACGTGTTATCGTTGAAGCTAACCGCGTTGCTATCCGTAACCGTCGTGGTGCAGCTAACTTCATCATTGCAACACCTCGTGTTTGCGCAATGTTTGAAATGCTTCCTGAGTTCCAATGGTTCTCAGTTAACGGTAATGTAAACACACAACCAGTTGGTATTGCTAAAGTTGGTACCGTCGGTGGTCGTTTCACGATCTACCGTGATACACGTACAGAGGCTCAATATCAGACAGGTCAACGTGGTTCACTACTCGAGTATGCTCTATTAGGCTACAAGGGTGCTGAATACTATGACACTGGTATCGTTTACTGCCCATACATTCCTGTATTAGTACAGCGTACAGTTGGTCCTAATGACTTCAGTCCACGTGTTGGTTTAATGACCCGTTATGGTGTTATTGACCACATTTTCGGTGCTGCTCTTTATTACCACCTCATTATCGTATCTGGTCTTGGCAACGCTTTCGTTCCAGGCACAGCTGCTACAATGCTATAATAAGCATAGTACAAACGATAAAACGTTTAATCAAAGGACCCGTCGAGAAATCGACGGGTTTCTTTTTGGTTATAGACCTATATTAAAAGACTTTTGCGAGTAAATATTATCAGATGAGTAAGAAAAAACGCCTGCAAAAACAGAAGTTAGCTCAAAACAGTCAAATTAACACACCTGCTACTAAAGACAAGAGTCTTTTAGTACATCAGGCCGATAAACTAGAAAGACCGGTACAGATTCGACAAAGATCGGATTTGACAAACAGGCAAAAAGAGTTTCTCAAGTTAGCATTAGACAACAATACTAAAGTTGTTTTCGTTACAGGCCCTTCTGGTAGTAGTAAAAGCTTTTTAGCAACATTAGTTGCTTTGGAATTATTAAACCTAAAAAAGGTTTCTGACTTAATATATATTCGTAGTATAGTTGAGAGTTCAGATAATAAAATGGGATATCTCCCAGGAGATGCAGCTGAAAAACTATCCCCTTATCTTGAACCGTTAATGGAGAAGCTTGATGAACTATTAGTAAAAGCAGATATTAATATGCTTATGAAAGAAGGACGGGTAGAGGGTAAACCAACTGGGTATCTTCGTGGTCTTTCATGGAATGCTAAAGCCATTATAATGGATGAAGCTCAAAATAGTACATTTAGAGAGCTAACTACCTTGTTGACCCGTGTAGGTCAATTCAGTAAACTATTTATTTGCGGAGACCCAATGCAATCCGACATTAACGGTAAATCAGGATTTGAAAAGATGTGTAACGTCTTTAATGATGCTGAAAGCCGTGAAAAGGGCATACATGTCTTTACATTAACAGAAGCAGATATTGTACGTAGTGAAATCGTACGGTATATTGTGAAAAAGTTAGAATTATATAATAAGAAGAACTAACTTTTATAACTCAGTCAAGCGCACTGGCGAAAGAAAAATATTTTTTTTCTTAGAGATAAAAATGTAAAAACACCTACAATACGTAAATAATATTCCCTGTAATAAAACTATGATATTCGACGAACAAATCTCTCGTAAACCTAATCACTATCCTTGGACAGAGGAATTTATCGAATCCATGCATAATGGCTTTTGGACTCACAAAGAGTTCAGTTTTAAGTCAGATGTACAGCAATTTAAAGTTAAGTTAAATGATCAAGAAAGAGAGATTGTTATTCGTACTTTATCCGCTATTGGTCAAATCGAAGTAGCGGTAAAAACATTCTGGGCTAAACTCGGCGAAAACCTACCACACCCGTCTTTACAGGATCTCGGCTACGTAATGGCTAATACAGAAGTGATTCATAACAATGCTTATGAAAGACTGCTTACTGTACTTGGCCTTGAAGATATATTTGAAGAAAATCTTAAATTGGAATGGATTCAAGGCCGCGTTAAGTATCTTAAAAAATATACACATCGTTACTATAAAGACTCTAAGAAACAATACCTTTACGCACTTATACTCTTTACTCTATTTGTAGAGAATGTTTCATTAATGAGCCAGTTCTATATTATTAATTGGTTTGCACGCAATAAAAACGTACTTAAGGATACTGACCAACAAGTTAAATACACTCGTAACGAAGAGCATATTCATGCATTAGTTGGCATGAAGATTATTAATACTATTAGAGAAGAGTATCCAGAACTTTTTGATGAAGAGCTTACAGAGAGAATTCTTGCCGAAGCTAAAGAAGCGTATGAAAGCGAAGCAAAAATTATCGATTGGATGGTTAACGGTATTAATGAAGACGGATTGACTGCAGTACATCTTAAAGAGTTTGTAAAAGACCGTATTAACGAATCTCTCAGAGGTATCGGTTTTCCAGAGGTGTATGAAACGGATTCTAAGCTTCTCAAAGATATTTCCTGGTTTAACGAAGAATTACTCGGTAACAATATGACCGACTTCTTCCATTCTCGTCCTGTAGAGTACTCTAAAAAGTCACAAAGCTTTTCAGAAGACGATTTATTTTAATAAAAAGTATAGTATAATATATAAAAATGAGTAACAAGAACATTTACTGGCTGAATAGCGACTCTCGCAAATTCCTTGAACGCGGTTACCTCCTAGACGGAGAAACTGCTGAACAACGTATCAGGGATATTGCTGAAAAAGCTGAAGAGTATCTTAAATTAAAAGGTTTTGCAGATAAGTTTGAAAGTTATATGCATCAAGGGTTTTATTCCCTAGCTTCTCCTATTTGGTCAAACTTTGGACGTAACCGTGGTTTACCTATCTCGTGCTTTGGTTCGTACATTGACGATGATATGGATGCTATTCTGTATAAGATTTCAGAAATAGGCACTATGTCAAAAGCAGGTGGTGGCACTTCTGCTTACTTCGGTAAAATTCGTCCACGCGGTGCACCTATTTCATCTGGCGGAGAGTCTACTGGTGTACATCATCAGTTAACTGTATTTGAAACGTTAACAGATTATATTTCACAGGGTAATGTACGTCGTGGTTCATTTGCTGCGTACCTACCTATCGATCATAAAGACATTGAAGAGTTTTTAAAGATTAGAAGTGAAGGTGACGATATTCAAAACCTTTCTATCGGTGTATGCGTTACTGATGAGTGGCTAAAGTCTATGATTGAAGGCGATAAAGAAAAACGCCGCATTTGGGGTTTA